TGATCTATGTGAAGAGGTTTATTTGGAATAATAAGTTTCCCCTCATTATTAAGTTGAGGTCTATCTATTTTATTTAACTTAGAATTTTCATCATCTGTAAAATATTCTTCTGATAGACCTAGTGTTTGGTAATAATCAACATCAAGAAGAGGTAAAGAAATTGTACTTCTTAAATTACTAAAAGATTTTAATTTACCATCCACATTAGTTTCAAAATATTGATTAAATTGAGGATTATTCAAAGTCCTATCGTATCTCCTTATGGTAGTTCGTCCAACACCGTAAAGAGAATCAGATCCCCCTATATAAGAATCAATTATACTTTCTTCCTTATTATTTCTGAGTTTGTTGTATAATTTTACCAGTCTGTTATTTTTTCCTAAATCTCCTTCTCTATCATTAGATCTAACTATATTTTCATATTTACTAGAATCAGGTAGTATAGGTAAAATTCCATGTCGTGGAATGTGTTGTCCTAAAGCGGTTAACGGAACCTGAGTTAGAGTGTTCAGCCCCATATTATATATACGAGTAGATCCAGCAGTATTTAATATCCTGTTTACTATATTACTCGAAGCTTCAGGTCGCGGGTTAGATAATTGTAATCCTACTTGTTTAGTTATAAATAAAGGTCCTTTAGGAGCATCTGTCATGAATTTAGATATTCTCCTAACATCTTTAACAGAAGATATAACCGATCCTCCTACTCCTCCCCTAATAAAACCCCTATCCGATAGAAATATATCGGTGTTAGGATTTGATTGAGAATCCAGTGGAGGTATAGGAGTAGTTACATAGGGTTCCCCACTCCCTACTCCCAATCCGGTGTTGTCATAGGGGATATCCCTAAGAGTTGTCGAAGATGCTTTTTTTATAATAGACATTACTCTAAAGTTTTATCTAAATATCTATCTCCCTGTGAACTTTTGTATGTGCTTACATTCATTATATCTTTCTCATCCAATGATGAAGGAGGAGGAATAACGGCTGTAAAGCCAGCGTTAGTAGTTCTTATCCTAGGATTTCCATCTATTGAATATGTTTCGTGTCTCGAACCAGGAGGGTTAGGTTCTACCAATGACATAGGGTTTGAAGGAACTTTGCCTCCTCCCCATCCTAATGTGCTTCCACCTTTTTTAAATATGTCTAATATTCCCATGTTATTTAGTTTTTATGCTATATTATAATTTCCTATCATTTGAATTGTTCCTACTTTTTGGCCATCCATAACTACTCTTCCTTCTTTAGGTTTATTATCTGATGTGTTTTTCTTTATGTCATTAAGTACATCATTTACCGCATTGAGAGCTTTTACAACCTCGTTGTTCTGTTGGGTCTGTTCTCTACTATCTATTATAGATTTTAACTTACTTAGAGGAGATATTACTTCTGGATCTCTAGGAGCATTATTATATTCCCCCGCTAATATAGGTGTAGGTCCATATACTATTCCTCCTTTAGCCATAGGAGTTAAATCCGAGTTAGCCATATCCTTAGCAGCATTATTAAAACTACCTATGGCGGCTATAGAAGCTGCTATTATTGCTGTTGATATACCCGCTGTTAACAACATCGAAGTAGTAATGGCATTGGCTGTAATCAGTTTCATTTCTATCAATGTTGCCCCGAGTTGCGATATCATTTTAACCATCGATATACCAGCCCAGGCTGAAAATGCTGTATATAATACCCAAGAATGTTCCGAAGCCCGTGCTAACATATCTACTAGCCCTCCTATAGGTCCAGCCAACATTTGAGAAGCGGCATCCTTAAGTTTAGTCATAGCGGCGGCAAATTTTTCTTCAGCACTCATTGCCGCTAATCTTTCTGCTACTTCCTCTCCCGCCAAACTTGCTATCTCTTTTCGAGATTTACCCATATATTCTAACTTTAACAACTGATCGGAAAGCTGGTCAGAGGATAACCCTAAGGATGAGGCTAACTTATTCTGGGCTATCAGGTTCATTTGAGAAAATTCACCGAAATTAATATTTTGGCTTGTTAATTCTTTAGCAACGGTTGCCATATCTCCATACAAAGCGGCAGATCTAGCTTTTTCTAAGTTTAATCTACGACCTGTTATTAATTCAGCTTGTAATTCATTTGCTATAGAAGACTCAAAATCCAAAAGAGACTCAGCTTGATTTTTTACCTGTTCTAGACTAGTGCCCAATAATTTAGCAGTAGTAACAGCTTTCGCTAATTTTTCAGGACTGGCTTCATACATTGCCATCAATTGCCCCGATGTTTTTCCTATTTCTTCTAATATTTCTTTTTGATCTAATTGTATTCCGTTCTGAGCTGCTAGATTTTGGGATACTTGTAATGTACTATTAATGGTTTTTTCTAAAGATTTATTGTGAATTAAAGAAGATTTCACCAGCCCAGCCGCTGATTCCTGGCTTATCTTCATTCTTTCTACTAGACGAGTATTATTTACTAATATATCTTTAGAAAAAGCTGATACTATTCCTAGTTCTTTACTTAATCCTTCTACACTATTTATCAGAGTCGTAGTAGTAACTGAAGCATCTCCCGACGCTAAAGATATCCCATTAAGATTTTGTAATAATCCTCTAGATGAACCTTCGGATATTAATAAAGTTCTAGATAACGTAGCTGTATTAGATGAGACTTCATAGGCGAATTTTTTAACAGATTCCCATATACCCGAAAAAATGGATGCTATTTCTTTTGTCTTACGAACTCCTTCTATTTTTTTCTCTAAGTCTTCATCTGTTAACTTCCCCCATATTGAATTTTTCTTATTGGCTTCATAAAGAAGATCAGCACCAGATATAGTATCTTCATATAATTTTTTTATTTTAGAGTGACCTTTTATGGTATCATCTATCACGGATTTGTTTTCCTTTATCGACTCTAATTCTTCCTCGATAGAACGTTGTTTCTTCTGATTTTCCTTATATGCATTCGAGGCAGATTTGACCATAGCTTCCCCTTGTGCTATCTTTTCCTTTAGCCTATCTTTTTCCGACTGCTTGGTTTCACTCGCTAATTTCAATTCAGCTCTTGTCATTTCTGACATTATGTAGTCAATCTTAGAGTGGATAGCCATCTCCTCAGTGACATAATCATTTAATTCACTTTGTTTTTTGTTTATGTCTTCCTGAAGTTCTTTTTGCTTCTTTAAAAATCTACCACCACGTCTAAATGAAGATTCATTATCGTTAAGATAAGACTGATAAGCATGTCTTAAGGATAAGAGTTCTTTTTCAATTTCTTTGTCTTTTACCCTTCCGTTTTCTATCCTTTTGCTTAGTTTATCTATAGACCCCATAGATTCTTTATATCTATCTAAGTCATTGATCATTTGTTTATTCATAGAAGGTTTAAAATCCTTAAAAACTTCTATTTTAGGAAATGATTTAATATTTTTAGAAAGAGATTTAACCAGATCTATTGAATCTCTAATAGAGTCATTTAACCCATCAAAACCATCCAACAGTTCATCAGTATCAGTTTTCCTTAAATCTTTATCTCTTTTGGCCATTATATATTCATTTGGGTATAAATATTAAAATAATAAATTTTATTTATTTATATAAGCCACAAATTCGTTTCCAGGTTCATAGTTCTCATCATTTTCAAAAGAACCATAATCACCAAAATCACAATCCTCGTTGTAATCTTCTGAATCATCTATTGATTCAGATTCAGATTCACATTTATCATCATCCACATCCCAATTAAATTCATTATCAGGATCATCTATGATTTCTATAGCACGTTTTTGTACTTCATTGATCGGATCTGCTACATACAAGAAGTAACAGTTATAACATATTAGTTCTAGATTGTCTAGAGTGAAATTCTTTTTATTGGAATCTTTAAAATTCATCAATAAGGGAGCTTTATAATCAGTCATACGTTTTTCAGCAAACCCACAACGATTACATTTTTCCTCCATTAATCCTTCATTTATTATCTCCTTTTTAATTTCATCGGCAGTGAAGTATTCTCCCCCCTTGCCGGTCTCCAATACAACCTTTATGGCTTTAACCTTATCCATATTTACACTAGATTTAGCCACCCCACGACAAGAAGCATTAGCGTGTATATCATATAAGGATAAACCGAATTCCTCTTTATATCGTTGAGCCCATTTTCTATATGTAAAAAATTCAACTCCTAAATATCTAGCAGCTTCTTTATTAGAGCTAGTTCTAGACATAGCTTCTAATATTGACTTTTTGCTTAAAAATTTAATCGCCATCTGGATTGTCTAATATCTGTCTTATCATTAGTTTAAATGAACCTAACCCAATTAAAAACCCAATAACGTTATTATAAGGGACGTCATTATCGGTATCTACACTTAGATTGTATTTTGATAGTCCCCGGTTTAGTTTGTTTTTTAATTTTTGGGTAAGTTCTTCTTTTTGGTTATCATCATATCCTTTGGGAAGTACAAATTGTACTTTTATTCCTTTTTTAGTAGGATTAGGATTGACGTCTAATCTAAGCTTGGGTTTGTTCGGGTAATTGTTGCTTTCCTGTTCGGGTAGATTGTTTTCTATTAGTTTTATTTTCATATTTCTTTTTTAATTTATATAAATAATCACATTCTTCATAATGTTCATAACCCGAAAGAATCTCTATAATATCGTCAATTATCGTGTATATGTCGTTAGGGGTCATAAAAATATCGATAAATCCCCTATCTTCTGTTTCTAAAGTTAAGAATAGAATTTTTGATTTTTTGGTTTCATCTAAATGTTTTATAGCAACATACATAAATAAACTTATTGCCTCTTCATCAAGATCTACTAAATCCCTTATATTTTCTAAATCACAATCTTGTACATTAAGAATAAAGGGTCTAAATTCTACCTCATCCATTTTTTAAATATTGATTTCTTATTATTTTTTATTTTTTCCTCTACCTCTCTATAGCAATATTCGCAACAATGTGTACCGTCAGACGCTATTCGGCGCTGACAGGTACAGGATAGTTCTTTATTACAATTGTTGCATTTTACCATACTACATAACTCTAATCACGTCAGCGATAGAAGCGGTTGAGATAGATACTACCTCAAAATTTTCTTCCTTTTTGTCTGTTAAATACGCAACAGTGGTAGCTTCAGCATCTGAAACACTATATGCTTCCGTAATGTATGTTTTTTTTACAGTCTTGGCTTTATCATCTATACTAGATGAAAATTCTACTTTTACTTTGAAAAATTCTTTATCCATAATTATTTATTTTTGGGTTTATAAGCATAATCGGGAGAAGATTTGGGTTTGATTTTATTAGACTTAACTGATTTGTTTATTTTCTGAGCCTCTTCAGATCTACTTTTTAGGTCAGTTAATATTCTGTTATATATGTACTTCCTATACATTATAGGCATGTTGTAAACAGTCATCCAATCATACCCCCCATTCCCATAATATACTATATCATGTATTTCTGAAAATAAGTTTACTCTATAATTCGCGGTCAGGCCAAAAAAAGTCAAGATTCATATTAACGCGTACGCCCTCCTGTACGTAGCCATCTTTTTCAATATCAATAACCGTGTTTATATCGGGGGCTATTTCATTATAGTATTGTCTGAAAGCACGTGAGTCAACTACAGACATATTATCTACAAAATTTCTAATGGTTTCTGGTTTTCTATCTCCTTTTACCTCAATGATAGTATACTTTAGACGAGTTGACATGTAATAGGATTTGGTTTTATCTATCTTCTTCAATCCGTTTATTTCTTTTTCTATTGCATCCTCATCATGGCCTGTAAGTAGTTTGAACTTTATATCCGTATTACTAGGAAGTATGAAAGAAAACTCATTTACCCCTGGAGTAAATAAAGATTCATCGATTTCTTTGTTATTTAATTTAGTTAAATCAATGGTGTGTTTTTCTTCTTTTTTAGTTTGATTGTCTATGTATTTAATCTCACAGTTTTTTCCATATCCTAAAATACGGGCGGCAAATAATAAACAGTTTTTATCACCAAATACCAGTTCATTGATATCGATATTCTCAACTATAAGATTCTCTAATAGCTTATCTAAGACTATTCCTTTCTCTATATAGTTCATATTAGTTAATATATCCTCATCTACCGCTCGCATGTATCTCATAGTTAATTCACCTTTAGATAACACCGATGATTTGGGATATACAAGTCCTTTAGAAGGTAACAAGATGGTTTCTACAGGAAATTGTTCTTTATTATTCATATTATTTTAATTTTGTTAACGTGTAAAGATAATATATTTTTTTGGGGTTTCAAAGTTTTTCTTTATATGAAAATAAAACTTGCCTAATAATAAATATCAGGCAAGTTAAAAAAGTATAATGGAGAAAAATTAGAAATTCAATATAGCATAATCTATAGCGCATGTAAACTCTATTTCTACTGCTTCTTCATAATTTTCCCAACTGTACTCACCAAAGTCAGCACTTTTTATGAAAGCTCCTTTTAATATCCATTCAGATACTACGTCTCCTACAGGACCTAAACATCTAAATACCACATCTTTTTTATACATATCGGAATATCCCGCTCTACCTGTTACGGATTCATATCCTAATCGAGCCCATTCCATCAACGCCTGAGCTCCTGAAGGAGCTATAGGATCGAATATCTTGAAGGTAACATCACCCCACATTCTCTTTCCTGAACGGACTTTTCTATAGTTGTTGATATGATGTAATGTGATCTCACCATCTTCAAAGTCTATAGCAGACATGGATTTGATTAGGTATGACGGCATCCCATCCATATATACTACGAATTTATTTGGAGTTTTAGGTTCGAAACTCCTAAACATTATTTCATTTGAATCTAAAATCATTTTATATTTTCTGTTTTATTTATTTATTACTCAAAATTAACACCTGTAGGAGTTATTACAAAATCTAATATGATAAATTCAATAGCTTTTGTGGGTTTAATCTTTATTTTACCTACTAGTTGGTTTCTATCAATTACATCAGCCGTATTTTGTTCATCTCCCATATCTATTTGGTATGCATACATCCCTTGTCGTTGAACTATATTATCCATAAATGGAGATACACGACTTATGAATGAATTGCGAGTAGCAGCGGTATTAGGCTCAAATAATACAGTTCTTCCTACATCACTTACATATCGTTTAATCATTATCATCAAACGTCTAACATTGATCCTATTTAAAGCTGTAGCTTTTTGTTGGAGTGTTTTTTGTCCATACACTGCTATCCCCTCACCCGGGAAATTAGCTATTGGATTAATATTTTCCTCATACAAGCTTCCTCTTTCGCTTAGAGATAATTTTCTTTCTAACCGTGTTACATTAGGAATTCCACCTCTATTAAAACCTGAAGGAGAGAAATATGGAGATGCTACTTTATCATTAAATGAAAATACTCCACCTATAATTACCGATGCGGGAACCCATACTAATTTACCCATAGCCGAACTAAATACTTGACACCATGGCCAGTATGTAGCACCATAACTTGAATTAGAAGAATTAGCAGCGGAAATAGCTCCTGCTATACTTCCCCCATATGGAACGGTATCTACAATAGCTAAAGCATCGGTTCTAGATTCACACAAGGCAATAGGATCAGCACCGTTAGCTCCTATGTTTATAGCAGCGTTACCCCCAGATAAGAATAAACCTGGAGTTAGTAATATGTCAAATTGATATTCATCTGTATTCTTTAATATATTTAAAGCTACTGCATAGTCCGCGCTAGTAAATCCTTGAGCATTGGTCACACTACTTGTTATTTCTTCAAACATAAACCTGGATTGAGTAGTGTCTTGGACACCTCCATTAAACGCACCATGAATTGAACCACTTCCTATTGCTGGAAGACTTGAACTATATAATGCTGCTTGATATATTCCATTATTGTCAAAAGTATTATATTGTGCTTTAGGAACGCTTGCTACTCTTATATATCGTGAAGCTACAGGATATTCTCCCATCTCAGATATATACCCAACACCATCCGTAGATGAGTATGTATATACAGGTTTAATATTACCTATCACTCGAGCAACATAATTAGGTTGATCGACATCCATAGACAGATTAGTCCATGTTTCTAATATATTTTTCTGATTATTGTTGTCGTCTCCCGACCTAACAACCAATGTAAACGTACCTTGATTAGGATTTACTTGAGTAACTTCCCATCTTACATTATTGCTACTTCCACTAGGCAATGCTCCAGAAACTATTGTTCCCCCTTGATTGTTCATATGAGCCCCCCAAGCTAGAGTCTCTAATATGATACTAGATGAAGCTGAACCACTTATAGGGATACTAGCGGATGCAAAGTTTTGCAAGACTGTGGATCCGGTTCCTGCGTTAGTGATTCTAGTTACGAGTAATGAATTACCCCCATTCTCAAAATAATTTTTAGCTGCTATGGATGTAAAGTACTCTGCGTTGCCTTTGCTCCCATTGGTGAAAGTTGATCCAAATTTAGATAAATATTCGCTATATGAAGTCACTATAGTAGGAACATAAGGAACCCCATTAACAGTAGGACCAACAATAGCAGCACCTACTACAATAGGACCCCTAGTTATTACACTTTGGTCGTTTTCATTGGTGTATACTCCTGGAGAGATTATTTGTTCTGCCATCTTTGTATTTTATTTTTGTTTATAATCATTGTTTTATCGTGTATAAATATTAATTTTTTTCTATAACATTATTATTTTAATCTCCAGTTCTAGCGTTTATTATCTTATCCCCATATTTATCCTTTAAGCGGGATAATAAAACATTCTGTCTAAAATCTATATCCCGAATTTTGGAAAGAATATTATCCTTTTCTACCTCCATGTTAGATAATTTAGATTTAAGATTTTCAATATTTAAGGAAATATATCCTAGATCAAATATGGCATTACCGTATTCCAACTCAATGTCATTAATTTCTGATAGTTCTAAAGCTGTTAATTTTTCGTCCATTTTTAATAATTATTTTATGTTTTTCCATTTATCTTTTGGGCATGAATGTATATTATCGGTGAATATCTTTTTATTTAAAGGGCAGTTGCATAATCTGCAATATGCTATTTTCTTCACAATAAATCGTTTTTTATTACTGTATAGACAGTATTTGCATATTTTTAACCTCTTTTCGGCTATCAATTTCTGATTTTCAGTGGGGTTTATAGATGAAGCCCACGCTTTTATTATCTCTTTTGTTTTAAGTATTATCATAAGCTAGTTTCAGATGTTATAACTACGTTAGAAATACCATAATATTGTTTAGAACCATTAGTTGCTTTATCTCTAACTTCATTGTTAGGAAGGAGATATCCATATAAGGAAAATGATAATTCAGTCTTAGCCACTCTTTCTTCATCTTCTCCATATTCAATACTATTAGACATGGAATCTATAAAAGTTCTAAACATAAATCTATTTTTATCCCCCCAATAAGAATCAGAAACATATTCTATAGACTCTAATATTTTATCATTTTCTGATATATAATTGGTAAGTATAATACATTCATAATTTATCTTTAGATAATCAGGAACAGGAACTCGATATATTTTTTCAGAAGGTGTCTGATTTTCTAAGGCTGACATCATGTTGTATTGGTTCTTACTATTATATCGTGATTTAAAACAAATAAAATTATTAGCTTTATTTCCATCTAATTTATTACCTATACTTCTTATTTTTTCTAAAGATGTTCTCCTAAATATTATGAGAGGACATAACACTTTTCCATTTTTATCTCTCCAATATCCTTCTTTCTGAACTGCATTCCATAGCTCACTTGAAGCATACATTATAGGAACTTTTATTTTATTTCCATTTTGTATTATAGAGGGTTCTATAACATTATTTAGATAATAAAGTACAGCCTCATTTATATCAGATAAACCCACTGAAGGGAGTTCTGTATTGGGTTCTATTTTCTCACTTATCTGAAATGCTCTTTGATTTTCTATATCAGGTTGAGATTTGGATGTAACTGCTTTTAATACTTCCTGATCCGGAGTGCTGGGTAATATAGGTAGTTTTTTAGCCATTTTATCTTAAGTTATTTATTCCTAATTTTTCACCTGAAATATAATGTCCCTTACATGTTATGGAATAATTATCTCCGTATCCATCTAAATACTCTTCTCCATAATTATATTCAGGATCTTTACCTGATATTATCTGATTTTCATTGATTAGGTTTAATTCATAATAATCATTATTCCATAATACTACATCTCCTATCTTAGGAACTAAATTTAATAGTTTTAAATCATCTCTTAAGAACATAAAAGAAAATACTCTTGATATATTAGGTCCATAATCTGAATATTTTCCTTTCATGTCTTCTCTTTCTATCAAACATTTAACCAACAATGGAGAATTATAGAATTTATCATTACCTGTAGACTCAGAATAACTATTAGATTGGGTTTTATTCAAATCCAAAGTATAATATCCTATTTCCTGTTCTATTATTTTATGTATGAGTTCCCTACTTACCGATTTGAATAGGTCTATATCTCGTTTAGCCCCAAATAAAGCCATATTTAGTAATTTCTTATTTTCATTAATGTGTTGGTTCTAACTAAAAATTTCACCAATCCTGGTATAGATAGTGCTTCTTTCTTTATAGCTTGTAAGGTCGATATTGCATCTTGATTGGAGATGAATTTCATTTCTAATAAAGAAAAGTGAAAATCATCTGTAGATAGGGAGTCTAACTTATCGTTATCTACAACTTTCAATACTACTACATCTTTAACTCCTCTTATACGATTGTATATTTCAGTGAAGTTAAACTCATCTTTCATTTTTATTACTACCTGAACAAAGTAAGTTTCTATAACTTCTTCGCTTAATAATTTTTTTAATTCCATTATTTAAAATATAAAAAAACCAAGAGGAACATTATTTAATGTTTTGCCTAAATTCTCAGAATTGGAAGCTTGTTTCTCTAACTGTTTCTGTCTTCCTGATTGTTCTAGGCTCTCTCTCAATTGGGTTAATAGATCTTCTTTTAATTTTCCCGAATTTGTCATTAAATCATTTGTATTTAATGTTATTTCAGATCCAGGAATAGGTATATTTTGATATTTTCCCCTAATATGCCCCAATAATTCAGAAGCTAAGGCTAATGTATATTGATATATCCACATTCTTCCTACTGAATTTATGTAGTTATAATTAGGATTTGTGTAAGGGACATTAGAAGGATTAGTTATAAGGTTATAAGATGGATTTCCATCTGATCTTCTACCTCCAACAGCACTATCTCTTTCCGAACCCTTTATATAAGTAAACCAAAGAGGACCAGAAATAAGAGGCACAGGAAATATTTTCAACATATTATTCTGTATTTCAAAAGAGTATGCTGCTTTTCTTACATCATCGTTTAATTCTATAGCTTGGACTCTTTGTAGGTCAAAAAATATGGGCATCAACATGAAGGTTACCGCTGGAGAGTATGAGCCAAATCCAAAACTATTCATCAATCCATCGTAACTATAACCCATCCCTACATAAGGGTCAAAATATCTTAAAGCCGCTGGTGGGGCTTCATAAAATACCTTTTTAACTTCAATATAATCATTTTCTGATATGGATGCTGAATGGATTGCCCATTGGTTAAGATCATATGTTTGTTTACCCCGCTCAAGCATTATTGAACCGGTATGAAATGTTACATTACCCCCTACCCCGGCTTCAGTTCCATAATTTTCGGATATCCTTATTAACCCACCTAAAGAGGGAGTTAATAATTGCTGATTCAAAGGTATTGAACCTGTAGAATTTCCTTCTAAAGAAAGCATATTTTCCCGTATTTGGAATTGATATACTTCATTTCCATATACAGTCACTGCTTCCTCAAAGCATGTATAGATCTGAGATGGTTGTAGTTCTATATCTACAATAGGCCATCCTAATCTTCTAGTAACGAATGACACTACTTTATCAGCATCTTTTATGAAATCAGATTGATAATCATAAAATCCGAAAGCAGTTTCACCCGGGAAAAAGGATGAACTACCATTATATATAGGTATGTTGGTGTTTGATAATTGTGAATTCATTTTAAATAAATATAATATGAGTTAAAATAGCTATTGCTATGCCTATCCCATCAGCTAATAAATCTCCCCAACTCCAATAATTATTAGCTTTATGAGAATCTGTGAATTCTTTGTATAAACCTAAAACAAGTGCCACACTTGCCCCGAATATCGGATTGACAAATGAGAACACAAAGGCAACCACAAAACAAACAAGGAAATGCAGAACTTTGTCATTCTGCACCCCTAATAAATTACTCAACCATTGAACTACTTTCATTTTTGCTATCTTCAATCAATTGAATAATTATGCTTACTTGACCAAGCAAT